AATTCACAGGTGCATGACCATGGGGGGGTGGGGGTGATAGGCGGGGGTGGTGAAGCGGTTGGGGTGGTGGCGAGTAGGGCACCCGACGACAGTCTACCCATCCACGAGATTTCAGAATTACCCGCACACGAGATTTCAGAATTGCCCACTGAAAAAGTTGCAGTGGACACGGCTCCGTCGGAAAGTGACCCCCCGGTATGAATTCTGTGCAAGAATTGGAAGTGGTTCCATCGATAGGAGGTTGAAATGGCGATTACACCTGCTGCATGTCAAGCTGCTTTGGGTACGACCCCGATGAATGCACAGATTATTCGTGCTGATGAGACTCAGGGTTCGATTACGACGAGTCAGGAGTGGTATGTTGTTGGGAATGCTGATGCGCCAGGTCGTGCGAAGTGGTGTATTACGACTGCTTCTGACAATGCTGCGACTCAGGCTGCTGCTATTCTGGTTCAGTTGCGGGCATAAGTGCAGATTGAACTGCCGTATCAGTGGAGTCCACGTCCGTACCAGCGGAAGTTGTGGGACTATCTGAGGGGCGGTGGTAAGAGGGCTTGTGTCAGTTGGCATCGTCGTGCTGGTAAGGACGATGTGTTCCTTCATCACACGGCTTGTTCTGCCCACATGCGGAAGGGCAATTACTGGTACATGCTGCCTGAATACAGTCAGGCGCGTAAGAGCATGTGGGATGCCATCAACCCACATACGGGGAAGCGACGGATTGATGAGTCTTTCCCGCTTGAGTTGAGGGCGAGGACGCTTGAGAACGAAATGACGATCCACCTTAAATGTGGTTCGACATTTCAGTTGATCGGGTCTGATAACTACAACTCTCTTGTCGGCTCCCCACCCGTGGGGATTGTGTTTTCCGAGTACGCGCTTTCAAACCCTAGTGCGTGGGCGTATCTGATGCCTATCTTGGAGGAAAACGGGGGTTGGGCTGCTTTCAACTCCACCCCACGGGGGAAGAATCACTTCAAGGCGCAGCTGGAGTTTGCTCAGTCCGATCCGAACTGGTTCTCCCAAGTCCTGACCGTTGCACAAACAGGGGTCTTTAACGACTACCAACTCGCTTCGATCAAGAAGCAGATGATCTCCCAGCACGGCCTGGAGTTTGGGTCTGCTCTGTTCCTACAGGAATACTTCTGTTCCTTCGATGCTGCAATCATGGGCAGCATTTGGGGTGACTGCGTTAGTACGGCGAAGTCTGAAGGCCGAATTACGGAGGTCGATCCGCTCCCTAACTACCCCGTTTACACCGCATGGGACTTGGGGAGGGAGGACGCTACGGCCATTTGGTTCTTCCAGTTGGTCGGGTCTCACATCCACATCTTCGACTACCACGAAAGCAACCACAAGGACATCCCATTCTACGCGCAGTTACTTAGGGACAAGAAAAGTAGATTCGGGTTTGAATACGGGACACACTACCTACCCCATGATGCCCGTCCGAGGACAATCGCTGCTGGTGGCAAATCCATCTTGCAGCAGTTTATCGAGCAGGACGTTGGTAGGTTCCAGATTGTACCTAGACTCGACGTTCAAGAAGGAATTCAAGCCGCTAGAGCGACGTTTCCAAAGGTCAAATTTGATGAAAAAAGGTGCGCCGAGGGGCTGGAAGCGCTTGCTTCCTACCATCATGAGTGGGATGACGAAAAAAAGACCTTTTCACTGACCCCGCAACACGATTTTGCCTCCCACGGGGCCGACGCTTTTAGGTATCTCTCGCTTTGCTGGAAATTTCACGCTCCAAAAGCAATGGAAGTGCCCTTGCAAGAGACTTTAAGGAAGGGTAGCATCCAAAATATCAGTTTTGGGGCCTTAAAAAGCCGCTTTTTGAAGCAAAAACGCGCAGAAAGGCGATTTTCGTGAAGTTTTTCCCCATAACAGCAGAATCAAAACAGATTTTGACCCAAATCGGGCCATTTGACCTTCAAGTCGGCATTCTTCGCCTTGTCACAGACTCTTTGGTGGCTTTTTCATTCATAAAAAGCGGTTCAACAGCCTGCACAACTCTCTTGAATGCAGGAAAAGCGTACTATTTCAGGGTAGCAAACTTCTCCCTCTGTGATTCTTGGTCTGCAAAAACGCTATCAGGGTTTCCAATACTGAACATTTCCTACTCACCGGACTTTGGCGGCGATTTTGACAATTCTCCGTCTCGTGGGGGTTCATTTACAGCAAGCAATCCTGTAATCGGACTTCCATCAGCATTACCCTTAGGGGACGTGCTTTTCACTAGAAAGTTGAACAGCGTTGACACATACATTCAGTTCAACGGTACAGCAGACACAAATTCAGTACTTGTCATTGGTGACGAGTATTTCAGGCTTCCAGGTGGGCAGACTTACACCGCATACGCAGCAAGCGCAACTGAAACAGCGATAAGAGGCACAAAATGAGCTTTTTCCCCGTAAATTCTGTGACAGTTGCCGCAACGACCAGTGCAAGTTCTGGTGCGGCGCTACCAACCCCCGTTGTCGTAGGAACTCAACTGCGACTTGCTAGACAAGCCTCTACCGACCGCGTTTACATCAAGTTCGGTTCAAGCGCGTCTGTCGTTGCAACGATTGCAGGCGGAACCGAGATTGTGAGCGGGATCGTAGAGATTTGGGAAATTCCAGATGCGACAAACTATGCTTATTACTCGCTGATCACCAATAACGGAACAGTCAACGTCAATCTTTCCACAGGGCCGAGGTTTGAATGAGTCCAATCTCTTACTGGCTCAAGGAACTCGGAGCCGCCAAAAAACGGGAAAAGGACTTCCGCAAGGAGGGTGAAAAGATCATCTCCATCTACGGTGGGAAGATGGTCAAGGACACCCCGTTCAACATCCTTTACTCCAACACCGAGACACTGCTGCCTGCGGTCTATTCAAACGTCCCAATTCCTGTAGTATCTCGTCGGTTCCGTGACGATGATCCATTGGGGAAACACGCCTCCGAAGCGTCCCAGCGCTGCCTTAAGTTCCTGCTAGACACCAACATCGACGGTTACGAGACGTTCGATGAGGCCATGAAAGCCTCGGTTCTGGATGCCCTTTTGCCAGGTCGCGGCATCAGTACCGTGAAGTACGACGCCGATGTGATCGAGAGCGAAGAAGGCGACCCGCAGGAAGTCAGCAAGGAACTCGTTTGTTGCGAGACGCGCCCTTGGAACAAGGTCTATTTCGGGTACGCAAAGAAGTGGTCGAAAGTTCCTTGGATTGCGTTTGAGGAACACATCGACAAGGAAGAAGCCGAACGTCTGTTTGACAAGGAAATTGCAGACAAACTCGTTTACACAAACCACGAAGAACGAGACGCCGAGCGTCAGGATTACGACTATCAGGAAGATGATAGCGACGAAGGGGCAAAAAAGACCACCTGCATTTACGTTATTTGGGACAAGGACGGCGGACGCAAGATTCGGTACGTCTCCGAGCAGTTCAAGGATCAGTACCTCAAGGAAGTGGATGATCCGCTAGGGCTTACTGGCTTCTACAACATGCCCAAACCAATTCAGTTCCTTGAGAAGAACGACATGCTTCCCAAGGCCATCTATGAGTTGTATCAGAATCAGGCCAAGGAACTCAACAACGTCACCAAACGAATCTCTACTCTTGTAGGGGCTATCAAGGCCCGTGCCATCTATGACGGAAGCATGGGAGATGATATTAAGAGGCTGATGGATGCTGATGAAGGCGAAATGGTTCCAGCCGACACCGCTTCTGCGCTTTCTACCGAAAAGGGCTTGCAGAACGCCATCTGGTTCTGGCCTGTGGATAAGTTGATCGTTGTTCTGCGCGAACTTATCGGTGCGCGTGAGCAGATCAAGGCCACGATCTACGAAATTACTGGCATTTCAGACATCCTTCGCGGCTCCACAGTAGCCTCTGAAACTGCGACGGCACAGAAGATCAAGTCCCAATGGGGTTCTCTCCGACTCAAGCGTATCCAGAAGGAGGTTCAGCGGTACTCACGCGATCTTCTCAGGATGATGCTTGAAGTCGCAGCGACGAAGTTCTCAGAAGAAACCTGGGCCAAGATGACCGGCCTTCCATTCAACACCACCATGCAAGCAGAGCAAATGAAGATGCTCGCCATGCAAGCGCAGATGGTCGGCCAACAGATTGATCCTCAAACCCAAGCGCGTATGAGCTGGCCGGTATGGGGTGATGTTCTCGGTCTGTTGAGGAATGACATCCAAAGAGCCTTCCGCATTGACATCGAAACGAACAGCACGGTCGAGGTCGAAGCGACTGATGACAAGGAGCAGATGGCCGAAGTAATGAACGCGATGGGCCAAGCCCTTAACGGCCTGACACCACTGGTCTCCAACGGAACTCTCCCATTCCAAGCTGCCCAAGCCATGCTTCTGACTATCGTCCGACGTTTCCGCTTTGGGGCTGAGATTGAGGACATGATCAAGTCAATGGTTCAGCCACAGCCGCCGAACTCAAAGGAAGCCGCCCTCCAGCAGCAGATGCAACAAATGCAGCAGCAGGGACAGCAGGCCATTCAAAAGGCACAGCAAACCGTTGCAGAAAAAGACATCGAACTTGCCAAGATTCGTGGCGAGGCGCTGGCAGAAAAGAAGTTGGCGGAACTGGAAAAAGAGGCTCAACAACTCGAATTTGACCGCAGGTTATTTGCAATCGAGAAGAAGTTTACCGAGCAAGCCATTGCAAGCAAGGTCGAAACTGCACAGCACAAGATTCAAGGCGAACAAAAGGTCGCACAACTGCAAAACAGCAAGTTCAAGACCGAAAACGTGGTGAATCAAAAGATGGATTCACGTCTTGGCGAAAGCGCTAAAAACCTTGAAATGCTAGTGGCAAAGCTTGTTGAAACACAAACCCAATTCCAACAGGCAATGATGGCCCGTGAGGAGCGTGAAGATCAAAAACTTGCGCTGATGCTTGCGCCTAAAGGAGTCGTGGCAAAAAATGGATGATGCACTGAAATACCTCAGCCATTGGGGACTTGAACCAGGAACCCCGGAAGCGGTTGCGGCGTGGAAGCAAAAACAGGAGTTCGACAGTGGATATAGGTTTTTCCATGCGCCAATGGTTTTCGTACAACCAGACATTTGCTACGACTCTCCAATCGACGGAAGGCCCATAACAAACCTGCAAGCACGAAAAGAGGACTTGGCGCGATCAGGCTGCATCCCCTATGACCCTGAAATGAAGAAGGACACCATTCGCAGGCAAGAAGAATCACAGAAGAAGCTGGAAACAGAAGTTGACACGTTTGTAGAGAGGGAATTTGAAAGCATGGATTCCCGCAAAAAAGAGAGCCTGACCGCCGAGTTACAGGCAGGCGCAGACATTAACATCGAAAGGAAGTGAAATGCCCGACATTGAAGAAGCAGCAGCCGGTATCGCATCAGACCTGTTTGGTTCCGACGATTCTCCACAAGATGAAATCGTAACCGATGAACAGACGGATGCTGCACCGCAAAAAGAGCCGACAGCTCAAGCGGTATTGGAGGCGCTTGCTCCACCTCAGTCTTGGGCAAAGGAATACCATGCCGATTGGGCGCAAATGCCTCGTCGGGCGCAAGAATACTACCAAATCCGTGAAAAGCAAATGCTTGACGGGTTGGAGCAGTATAAGCAGTTCGCCGGATATGGTCGAAACCTTCAAGAAGCATTCAAGCCGTACCAAGAAAGCCTGAAACAGCAGGGCCTGGACGAAGTTAAGGCAGTTCAGTATCTTTTGAGCGCCCATCAGAAGTTGTCAGACCAAGATATTAACCGCCGCCGCGAGTATTTTCAGGAGTTGGGGCGTCTTTATGGGGTGGATTTCTCTCAAAATGCTCAAAATCAGGCCCAACAGCCTGAAATTGCCCCTTTACTTCAAGAAATAAGTGGAATAAAGTCCGTTTTGCAGACAATCCAACAGCGCGAACGACAAAGCGTTGAAAAGAGCGTCCGAGAACAGGTAGATGCGTTTGCGAATGATCCTGCAAACCCGTATTTTGATGAAGTTTCAGATGAAATCGTCAAAATGCTCAATGCGGGGTATGACCTGAAAACGGCATATGCAAACGCAGTATGGGCAAATCCGGTAACACGCCAAAAGGAAATGGAGCGAATTCAAACAGAAAACGCCCAAAAACTTGAGGAAAAACGTAAATCGGAAGCCCAGGCAGCAAAGAAAGCAACAAGCGGTAATGTCAGAAGTCGAGACACCGGAAGGGTTCCGACAGAGCCTCTAGGGTCGATGGAAGATACGATGCGCGCAACTCTGGCGCAACTACGTTCCCATTAACTACTAAGGAGCTATCATGTCATCCCCAAACACTACCTTCACGGAACTGGTTTCGACCACGTTCCGCAAGCACCGGAAAGAAATCAAGGACAACCTTTCCAACCGCAACGCGCTTCTGAAATACATTATGAAGCGTGGCAACTACCTGACGGAAGATGGCGGTCTCAGCATCGCAACTCCGCTGGATTACCAGTCCAATGCGACCTATCAACGCTACTCTGATTGGGACACGCTGAACATCGCCCAATCTGACGTAATCTCGTCCGCTGAGTACCAGTGGCGTCAGATTGCGATCAACGTGGTGGCGTCCGGTCGTGAACTGCGCATCAACTCCGGCGACAGCCGAATCATCAATCTTGCTAAGGCGCGCATCAAAAACGCCCTGCGCACCTTCAACAACAACTTCTCGTCCGACCTCTACTCGGCTGGTTCTTTGACCAACCAAGTGAACGGCCTGCAAGCCATTGTTGCAGACACCAACACCAACACCGTTGGCGGTATTGATGCTTCCGCATGGCCGTTTTGGCAGAACACCGTCATTGACGCATCCGATCTGTCGGTAACGCCGTCCGCATCCACCATTGAAAACGGCCTCATGCTTCCCGCATGGCTCGCCGTTGACCGTGGCCCGGATGACCAGCCCGACCTGATCGTGTCTGCAAACGACTACTATCAGTATTTCGAGGGTTCGCAAGTGTCGCTGAAACGCTACACGGGTGAAAACTCTATTTCGGGTGGTTTCACGACTCTGAAATACAAGAATGCTGACGTGTTGTTTGACGGCAACTCTGGAATTCCTGCCTCGCGCATGTATTTCCTGAACACGAACTACCTGCAACTGGTTGTTCACCAAGACGCTGATCTTCAAATCATGGATGAAATGCGTCCGGTCAACCAAGACGGCTCTGTTACCCCGATCTTGTGGATGGGGAACCTCACTTGTTCCAATAGGAAATTACAGGCTGTCATCAAACCCTAAGGAGAAAAATCATGTTTGCACCCATCAACTACGCTGGCGCTGCGCCTTTCAACGATTGGTTCACGCCGGACACTACGCAACGTGTGGCATTGGGCATGTTGGTCGATGCCGTCGATCCTTATTGGGGTTACGGCAAGTTCCAATACATCAAGTCCAACGACGCGATCCTGAAAGGTTCTCTGGTTGTTGTGGGTACGATGCCGACTTTCCTCGGTACTCTGCTCCCAAACACGGCGTCCCTGGGCGTCCCGTTCGGTGTGGCAATGGCCCCGATTCCTTCCGGTTCCTATGGTTGGATTCAGGTCGTTGGTTGCGCGGTTTACAAGACCAACGCAACCGTTGCTGCTGATGCCACCGTTGGTATCGGCGCAGCCGGTATCCTCGGCGCGTACTCCACCCTCAAGGGCATGGTGAACGTCCATAACGTCAAGGCTGCTACCGCAACCACGACCGTTACGGCGAATACCACGAACGGAACGGGCGTCCTGACTACCGGCGGTTACGATGGATTCTTCATCGGCATGGCGCTGTCAGGTACGGGCATCCCTGCTTCTACCGTTGTTGCGAAGCTCGATCCTGACGGTCGCACCATCTACACCGGTTCTGCAATCGGAACTCTTGGCGACAAGAACTCGACTGCAACCGGAACGATCACCCTGACAGGCACTTACACAGGGTTCGGAGCGGGTATGATCATGTTCCCGTCCACTTCGTCTGCTGTTGCTTAACAATCGGGGGGCTTCGGCCCCCCATTCCAATTGGAGGTGTCATGTCTATTGTTGGCGAGATTATCGACCGCAAAGAGAAGCCATCGCTTGTACGTTTTGAACGTGTTCCCATTGAGGACAAGCAAGAAAGCCTCAAGCAAGGCCGCTACGTCGCAAAAGACGTGGATTTTGCCTTGGTCACTGCGCCATACTCGAAAGACGTATGGAAGTCGAAAGTCAAGGATTGGTTCGCCAACTTGGAAAATGATGTCCGAAATGAGCGTATCCCGCAATCGTGGTACGAACATTACAAGAAATCCTATGAAGCATGGAAAAACGGTCAGGAGCTCCCGCTTGTTGGAACTCCGATCCGTGGATGGGGAGTCATTTCTCCTGCAAAGCAGGAAGAACTAATCCGTCAGAACATCCTCACCGTAGAACTACTGGCCGACATGAACGATGAAGGCTGTCGGCGCATCGGAATGGGGTCTTTGGAACTGAAAACCAAGGCGAGGGCGTGGCTGTCGCAGCTGAATGACAAAGGCCCTGCAACCCAAGAAATCGCCAAATTGACCTCAGAGAACTCAGTTCTTCAAGGGCAAGTTGCCGCATTGACCGCCCAAGTTGAGAAGTTGGCCTCGATGGTGCAAAAGAATTTTGATGAACCAACTCCGACTGAATCGGTGATTACTGCCGACGATCTTCTTGAAGAAGATATTGTTGAGCAATACACCAAGAAGTTCGGCAAAAAGCCTCATCACCTGATGAAGCCCGAAACCATCAAGCAGAAACTTGCAGCATGAGTTTGCTTACCGCGATCCAGTATTTCTGTGGCAGAACTGGAATTCCGGTTCCGACTTCTGTTATCGGAAGTTCTGATTCACAGGTATTGCAATGCCTTCGATTGCTGGAAGAAGAAGGCAACGACCTCGCCCTTCGCGGGATGTGGAATGTCCTAACGGTAGAAGCCAGTCTAACCACCTTGGCGGCTGAGTCACAAGGCGCAATTACAAGCATCGCCACACGCTCGTACCGCTATATCATCAACGATACGATTTGGGACAGGACTCGCAAGCAACCGATCTACCCGATCAACCAAGACGATTGGCAGGCCATCAAGGGTACGGTCTCAGCCGCACCTCCTTACCGCTATCGCCTGCGTGACGGCGAACTTCTGGTCGTCCCAACCCCGTCAGCAGGACTCTCATGGTACTTTGAATACATGAGTGAGGCGTGGATCAAAAACGGTTCTAACTACGTTTCGTATTTCGTGGCAGATACCGACACCATGCTTCTTCCTGAAAAGCTCCTGATCATGGGTCTTCGCTGGCGCTGGAAGAAAGAAAACGGGCTGGAGTACGCAGAGGACTTCGCAACATATGAGTCTCAAGTCAAGCAGATTCTTGCCGAAGAACAGCCTAGAAAACACCTTTACATGAACCCCGACAACTCAAATATGCCAGGGATTTATGTTGCAGCGGGAAGCTGGATTACCCCATGAGGTCTCCGCTTTTAGCCAAGTCTAAAAGAACCCGAATCTCGCGCTCCAAGACTTACTCTGCGCCGGTCGGCGGGTGGAATGACCGCGACCCACTTTTCGCGCTCCCGCCTCTGGATAGTCCAACAGTAGTAAATTGGTATCCTCGCACAAGTTATTTGGAGAAGCGCGGCGGAACCGCTGCATGGGCTACTGGAATGTCTGGTACGGTAAAGACATTAGCCACATATTCAAGTCTTGCTGGTGTTGAGTCGCTTTTTGGGGTAACTGAAAATAACATTTACAACGTCACATCAAGCGGCGCTGTTGGCGCTGCTGTGCTTGCTAGAGGCGGAACTACGGCAGTCCATCAATGGACGATGTTTGGTGATGGGACGAATAATTGGCTTTGCATGTTCAACGGCGTTGACAAGCCAGCCTTCTACAACGGAACGACTTGGACTGCTGTAGATGCTGTATCTGTTCCTGCCATCACTGGCGTCACGACCACCGGACTTATCGGGGCAATGTCATATCAAGGCAGGCTTTTTCTGATTGAGAAGGACAAACTCAAGTTTTGGTATCTTACAGCAGGGGCAGTTGGCGGCGCTGCGACTGCGTTTGACCTAACTGCCCAAGCGTCTAGGGGCGGATACCTCTCAGAAGCGCTCCCGTTTACCTATGACGGTGGCTCAGGTCTTGACGATTCAGCCATCTTCCTGACAAGCATGGGTGAGGCCATTGTTTACACCGGAACCGACCCTAGCGACGCCACCAAATGGACGAAACGCGGAACGTATTTTGTAGGCAAGCCGCTCAGCAGGAAGTGCATGGTCAAGGTTGGCGGTGACGTGTTCATTCTCACTGAATCTGGTGTTGTGAGAATGTCATCTGCAATGAACGGAATCACGACCTCAGATCAATTCTACGTTTCCGACAAAATAAGAAACAACATCAACATTCTTGCCTCTGCAAACATTGGGGCAAATTGGGAAATGTTCGTTTACATGAAGGAAAACGCACTTATCATCAATTTGCCGAACACGCAGCAGTATGTGATGAACATCAGCACGGGTGCATGGTGTCTTTTTGATTGGGCTGCTGAATGTTTTGGGGTGATGGGTTCCCAACTTTATTGGGGGAAAAGCACATACACCAGAAAAGCGTGGAACGGCTCATCTGACGCTGACTCAGTTAACAACATCATCAACGCATACGCCCGTACCGCTAATTTCAACTTTGGATCGCAAAACAAAAAGCAATTCAAGTTTGGCAAACTGAACATCAAGCCAACTGCATCATCGACAATTTACGGGTTGTTTTATGTTGATAACATTGTGCAAAATGGGTCGGTTGCAAACGCACTTGGCACAACGATTGCCGACAGAATGAACATCATGTTCAAAACGACCACAAATCCAGGTGTGTTTTTTTCTTTGTATATTGCCGATCAATCTTCAACATCAATGCCGCAGTGGTACGCGACCAACTTTGTTTATGAGGATGGTGGGCTTGTATGATATTTGCCATTGAGAAACTTGAGGATTGTTGGGACGAAATGGTTGCCCTTGCAGAGGCCCATTGGAAAGAGACTCAAGGGTATCGGCATAATCAAGAGTTCAACCCAAAACTTGAAAGATATGCTTCGTATGCAAAATCTGGTTGGTACATTCCGTTTACAGCAAGGGTTGACGGGAAAATGGTTGGGTATGGCGGAGTTTATGTAGTCCCGTCCATGCACACGCAGGCATTGACCGCCCAAGAGGACACTTGGTTTCTCTTGCCTGAGTACCGCAAGGGGTGGAATGCAGTAAAGTTTTTCAAATTCATGGAAAAGGCTTGTCGGGACGCCGGAGCAGAGGAAATTACCTTGACTATCCCAGAGGGCATAGGGACAGGGGTAATCTGCGAAAGGCTTGACTATAAAAAGATTTCGGTTCAATATAACAAACAGTTAGGGCCGACAGCCAATCTTTAACCTAAGGATTGTGATATGTGCGCTCCAGCCCCACCACCGCCCCCTGACTATGCAGGCGCAGCAGCCGCCCAAGGCGCTGCAAACGTCGATGCCGCCAAAGTCCAAGGCAGGATCAATAACCCGAACGTCATTAACCCATACGGCACTCAGACCGTAACATGGGACGGGGATACGCCGACCCTGACGCAAACGCTGTCCCCGCAGGAACAGCAGCTTTACGAAACGAACACAAGCCTTCGTCAGGCGCTTGGCTCTCTTGGGCTGCAGGGATCAGATGCCCTAAAAACGCTTTTGGGCAAGAACCTCGACCTTTCAGCGTTACCACAAGCCCCAAGTGGTGAGGGTGCGCGTCAAAGCGTTTACAACGCCATGCTTGCCCGCTCCAACGAGGATATTGGGCAGCGAGAAGATAGCAGACGAGCAGAACTGATCGCGGCAGGCATTCCGGTAAATTCAGAGGCTTTTGGGCGCGAAATGAACAAATTTGAGCGCGCCAGAAACGATGCCCGTAACCAAGCAGAACTTTCCGCCGGAGCAGAAGGCCAGCGTTCGTTTGCGATGGATTCAGAGGCCCGTAGGAACGCCTTGGCAGAACTTCTGACGAGCCGCCAAACGCCGCTTAATGAAATTACTGCGCTCATGTCAGGTGGGCAAGTCAACAATCCGTTCTCTGTTCCTGGGTACGCTCAGAATTCAACTGTAGCACCAGCACCGACATTCGCCGCGACTCAAGCCCAAGGCCAATGGGATCAAAACAACTACAACCAGCAAGTCGGAAGTTTCAACAACATGATGGGCGGATTGGCGAGCCTTGGGGCGGCTTACATTGGAAAGCCTTCCGACCGCCGCCTAAAGTCCAACATCGAGTTCATTGAAAAGCGTGGCCCGCACAACTGGTACGAGTACGACATTGACGGTCGCAGGGAACGCGGGGTGATGGCCCAAGAGGTGCTGGAAATCAATCCAGAAGCGGTTATCACCATGCCTAACGGCTACTACGCAGTAGATTACGGGAGACTCTGATGCCTACGCCACTTCCACTTAGGGGCATGTTTGCCGCCCCCGCCGGGGCGCAAACACCACCGACAACGACTACCACAACGACAACTCCACAGCCGGATCAAGGCACCACTTCGCCGTGGAGAACTACACTAAGCTCATCTTCGCCGGGGACTTTTAGTTCTACAACGTCGCAAGATCGGTCTCCGTGGGAAACTACTCTCAGTTCCAGTTCGCCATCTTCAACCGTACCTGTAAACCCACCTCAAAACCCACAAAACCCCTACGGAACCACGGGTAACTCGTTTGGGCCGAACGGTGCTTTTGGTGGGTTTGTCACAGGCCAAGGATATGTCAACGACCAGCAAAAAGAACCAGACCAACGGGACAACATCACAAGTTTGCTGACCAACAGGCAATTCCAGTATTTCGATCCGACTCGCGGTATTTTTAGTTTCGGCAGAACATGAACGAAGATCTGTACGGACTGCAAGCATCCGGTATTGCACCGGAAATCGCTGCAAAACTGATCCCGCTGCAAAGACAGCAAGCGGTGGCCGAGGCCATGCTAAAAAACAGCATGTCGCCAATCAATGTTCCACAGGGAACAAAGATGCACCCGCTACAAGGCTTGGCGAAGATTGTAGAAGCATACATGGCCCAAAAAAGCCTTTCAGATGCCGACAAGCAACGCCAAGAACTGAC